CCTTTCATCGACTGCCCGCATTTTGAATTGATGTAAAAATATTTTGTTCATATAGTCGAAATGAGGTCCATTGAGCTATAAATACTCCTATACAGGAGATAACTTAATGCACCAATATCACTACATTTACAAGGTTACAAATAAAGTGAATGGCAAATTCTATATTGGAATACATTCTACGAACAACCTTGAGGATGGGTACCTGGGGTCAGGGACGGCTATACGAACTGCTATTGAGAAATACGGTGTTGAAAATTTTGGTAAGGAAATTCTCGAGTTTTGCGAATCACGCGAGTCGGTATTGAATCGCGAAAAGGAGTTGATCACCGAGGATCTCGTAAGAAGTGACTTATGTTATAATCTCAAAACAGGTGGTAGTAGTGGATTTATATACTCGGAAGAATGGGTTAGACAAGCGTCTGAAAGAGCTCGATCCAACATGCACAAGACTATCAATAGTGAACAAGCTAATCAAAAGCGTGCACAAGCTAACAGAAGACGGGCAGCTTCTGGAGAATATTCTTCTCCAGAAAGAAGAGAAAAGCTAAGAGTCGCGTCGCTTGCTCAGCGAGATGCTATATCTGAACGTGTCCATAAAAATTGGAATGACCCAGACCATGTAGAGTATAGAATATCTAGAATGAAGGAGGCTAAGAAAAATGCCCCTTTATCAACCTGCCCTCATTGCGGATTACAAATGAAGGCTAACTTGACGAGACATATAAGAGCTAGACACCAACGATTGGAAAACGATAATTGAAAACTTTCATTCATCATGACATCCCAAAGCTGAAGCGTATTGATTCAGAAAGCGGACGTGTGTACGAAACTCCTACCGGAAAGAAGTACCCGTCCGTCACATCTATCGTATCTTTAGAATCTAAAGACGCAATCCTCGAATGGCGTAAGAAGGTTGGGGATGAACAAGCAAACAAAGTAATGACTAGAGCCTCGAAAAGAGGAACTGCCATCCACTCTCTCTGCGAAGACTACTTAAAGAAAGGTGAAGCCTCTCCCGAGATGTTTGATGTAGAAATGTTCAACAAACTCAAACCAATCCTCGATCGTATTGACAACATCCACTGTTTAGAAACACAATTGTTTTCTCACCACTTGAAAGTAGCTGGAACAGTTGACTGTATTGCTGAGTACGAGGGAAAGTTGTGTGTGATTGATTTCAAGACAGCATCAAAGCCAAAACAAAGAGACTGGATTCATGGCTACTTCATGCAGACATCTGCTTATGCGGTGATGTTTGAGGAGTTGACTGGGGTTCCAGTTGGTCGACTTCTAATTATAATGGGTGTCGACGATCACGACCCCTTGATCTTCAAAGAAAAGCGTAATCACTGGATCGATAAGTTTATTGATCTAAGGAAGGAATTTGAAGCACAGTCTGGCTATTAACTAACTCCATCTTCAGTATCTTTTCTTGGATGTGATGAGTACTGATTGTATGGTTGATAATCAAATCTCCTATAGGATGAACTTGAATTGGTGATCCAAGCAGTCACTCCCATATACGCTCCAACGATACCAGCTTGTGCTATGAAGAACAAGCCAATCAAATCCGATAAGGCTTGTACTCGAGTATCACTAATGATGGGAGTGAATAGCATCAGTGTAAAAAATAACATAGCAAACATCGACATCCAAGCCATTCGGCGTTGGGTACTCGCTCTATCTTTTTTAACCTCAATATCTATAATTTCACGTGTACGGTCCACATCTTCGACGCTGATTTTTCCATCACGATCCTGGTCATAATTATCGTTGTATTCGTGTGGTGACATAATAGTTGACTTTCTTTTAAGTACAGTTTAAAATTTTAACATAACTCGTATCATAGGATTCAAACATGACAACACAGTTCCCAATTCCTCTTGCAGCATTGCTGAACAAATCAGCTAACGACAACTATATCCGTTCAACGGAGAAAACTGCCCAGCATCATGATGTGTTTCTAGATTCCACAATTGAGGAGCCATCACAATATCGTGAGCTGTTATCGTTGCTGTTTAACGCATCAGAAGATGATACAGTGCACATATTTATAAACTCTAATGGTGGCCACCTTGACACTGCTGTAGCAATCGTAGAAGGACTGAAAGCTACGAATGCAAATGTTGTAGCGATCTTGATTGGTGCAGTGCACAGTGCTGCTTCGATTATTTCGATGTACTGCCATGAAGTTGTTGTTTTGGATAGTGCTTATTCAATGGTTCACACAGCTTCTTTTGGTGCACACGGAAATACCTCAAATGTAAAGAGCCATACAGAATTTACAGTGATGCAGGTTGAAAAGCTGTTGAATGATACGTATGAAGGGTTCTTGACTAAAGACGAGCTTGAAAAAGTGAAATCTGGAGTTGAGTTGTGGTTTGATGCTGCTGAAATTAGCCGTCGAATGAAGAGCCGTGTGAAGTTTGTTGAGCAGAAAGAGAAGAAGGTTCAGCGAGCACTGAATAAGAAACAAAAACAATTGGAAGAACTAAATGAAGATAGCGCTAGCGAGTGATCTCCACCTCGAGTTTGGAGACCTCGTACTTAAAAACGAAGAAAGCGCTGAGGTCTTAATCCTCAGCGGTGACATTTGCGTTGTTCGAGATCTGATGGAAGAGGGAGCTGCTTTAGCTCCCAAATCCGAACGATATCACAATTTCTTCAAACAAGTGTGCAGTGAGTTTCCTAACGTCATTTACGTGATGGGCAACCATGAACATTATGACGGAGACTTTGCTACCACTCATTCTATTTTGAAGGAGCGTTTAGGCTACTTAACTAACCTGCACATCCTGGAAAAGGAATCACTCACGGTAGGTGATGTAACATTCATCGGCGGTACTTTATGGACAAGTATGAACGATGAAGATTCATCCACAATGTCCGTCATTAGAAGCATGATGAATGATTTTCGTATTGTGAAGAATTCCAATAGGGTGTTGACGAGAAAAGTTCCTCTTTACAAAAGAGATGAGAATGAAGAGTATGTCCTGGACGACAAAGGAAGACCCATTGAGGATGGTATGAAATTTAAGGAGTATCCAGCGATGTTTAGTCCTGAAGATGCCGTCGATGAATTCAAATCAATGGTTCAATATATTGAGCATGTGATTGCCAATAATCCAGAAGGCAAATATGTTGTGGTTGGACATCATGCCCCTTCCCGTCAATCCACTCATCCTCGGTATCAGCATGAAGTATTGATGAATGGTGGTTACTCTTCTAGTTTAGATTTCTTTATTGAAGATCATCCGCAGATCAAACTTTGGACTCACGGACATACACACGAGTCTTTTGAATATAAAATTGGTGATACAGTAGTCGTTTGTAATCCTCGAGGCTACATCGGCTATGAAGCTCGAGCGGATAAATTTATACTAAAGTGTATTGAGGTGAAATAATGAGCATGAAATTTATAGAATTGTCAACCTATTTTTCGGATAAAAATAGCACGGAAGCCGTTGTGTATAAGGCTCCTGGACAGGCTCTTTTTAGAGTCGTAGCGATTTGCTCCAATAGAACCCGCGTGATTCAGGACTTTAATTCACTTGACTTGGCTGAGGAATACGCGGAAGACTTCGTCACTAAAGAACGTTTAGTGTGTTGACCTTTATTTTTAATTAAGTGATAATGATCTTACTGAGAACTTAATTGGAGTTTACATTATGAACACTCAATCCTCATCCAAACCACGTCTCAAAAATGACACACTCGGTGAAGATGCACTTACACGGTTGTTTGGCATCTACGAGTCCTCACTTCCTCTTGATCAATTTAAACAAGTGTGTGAGGATTGTGTACAGTATGGAGGTGGGAAGCAAGCCCGCAAAGATGAAATTATTAGAGCTGTTCGACGAGCCACATCAAAGACTGCTGCTCTTACACCTGTAAAGAATTTCATTCTTGCTGGTATGGGATATGGCGTATGAGTGCTTTGATTTATACATCCACAAAGTCCAAAATGACTAAGAAGCAGCGTGCTAAGCGTGAAGAGCTTCTTAAGGAACAACGAGCAATCAAAAAGAGTCTAAACGATATGGGTAAATTATCTTCACTGCGTCAACCAACATACAGACGTGAAACTCAATTCATCCCTAGTCATGGCAATGGTATTGGTAATGCTGTAGCTAAGGAGCGTCCAGAGTACACTGGGGATGCTATGTTGGGAATCGGCCAACTGCACAAGTCAAATGCTGTTCCTGTGTTCAAGCAGGAAGAAGCAGAAGAGTTGGCAAGGATGAGGAGATAATCATGAGTGACTGGCTTGTAACAAATCGATACAAAAAGAGTGTTGAAACGCATGAGATCTGGGAAAAAGACGGTATGGCTATTCGTCGCATTATAGTCTGGCGTTATGGATCATGGGTTGTCACTACAGATGATGATAACGAACCTAAGTTTGATTTTGGTAGTGGTCCAAGTGGTGAGAGTGTGGATATGAACTATGCAGCCGGTGACAACAACATTACCAACGTTGAGATGGATGAGTTAATCGATGGGTGTTCA